TGTTCCTTTTCAAACTCTTCCTCAGTTTTTGAAGGATCTTCCGAAAATCCCCAATAATCATTATATATTTCAGAGCTGGATAACCAGCCCTGAAATGCATCTAACAGGGTTACATAGAATTGATATTTAACCCCGTTCATATCTTTTTGATTTGTTGAGTTTAAGTCCGAGTTGTCTGGCCTTTTCTCCAAGTAACTTTCCTGATGCGGCTTTGGAATTACCAGAATGATCAAAAGCATCTATTCTGTCAATAAAGTCATTTGCTGAAACCTCATCTGTTATCAGTTCAATAGCATCTTTAATTTCCTTTATAACCGCGTCATATTTTGATGCATTTTGTTTTCTGGCTTCAAGATTTGTAATATATGGCCGAATAACATGGTCTGTAAGGAATGTATTCGCAAGCCCCGTTCCTGATGCATCAACAACAATAGGTAACTCAACTACAGAGGGGAGGTTACAGGTGTTTTTCCCGTCGTTCCTGTCTGAAGGGTCAAATGTTATTACTCGCTTTTTACCTACCGCTTCAAGATAACCAACTAAATCAAGATCAGTAACCAGGTCATCATAAGACGAACCGCCAAACAAAGGAACATAACGATAATCTTCATTAATCTTTTGCGTATCCCGGTGAGCAACAAAGATCAGGTGTTTATTCATGATCATTATTTGACGGCAAAACTGGCGAAACATTCCTTTGCGTTCACCGTATCCCTGAAGCGTTAAAGCTCCATTTGAACGTCCCATCTTAGAGTTTTTGCGGACAATATATTCCGCCATGTAATCAAGCATCTTTCCCCCGGTATCAATTACCAGACTTTCAAATTCTGATAAATCTTCTTTGAGAACATTTTCACAATCTTCCCATGAAGTTACCTGGACTGTTGCGCCCTGGTGTGAGTAATTTACACGGTGAACACCGCCGTCAAAGTCCAACATTAAGACTTTTGGTGCTGATAATGCAAGCGTACTTTTGCCGGTTCCTGCCTGACCATATATCAGGGCTTTGATTTTTGTTTGAATAGTTAGTTCAGATGGTCGTTTAATTAATGTCATTTTTGTAGGTTTTAATTATTTTAAAATTGTATTTAAGATAGGTCTGTAATCATCCGGATCAATATAAAATCCTGATTCATACACCCCGCACCGCTGACTGTAAAGCTCGTAATACTTTACTTTCAGTTCAGTATAACATTCTGGGCATGAGAACTCATATTCACCTATTAAGTCCGTAAAGACTTCCCCGCAAACGGGGCAACGGTCATTCTGATATTTCGGTTTCATTTCTTATTAAGATTTTCAAGGATTTCAGATACTTTTTGATTGATCCCTGTCTGCATAATAACCATTTTACTTAGCTCCATGACAGTTTCCTTCAGGTGTTTAACTTCAATTTCCAGCTTGCTAATCCTTACATCGGTCGGTGAAAGTTCGGAGATTATTTCCTCGTTAAGGATCGGATAAATGTGTTTCAGTGGTTCCATTTTTTAAGGTTTTTATTGTTCAATAATTTGATTCATATCTGTAATGTCAAATCGCTTCATCAGAAATTCAATCATTTCAACATCAAGTCCCTTTGCCCGTCCGGAAGTGTTATAATAAATCATTCCCCTTGCACTCGCAAATGAACAAAAAAGCCCCTCTGAGGTCATTTCACGGGCGAGTTGACTTTGTGATACTGTCTCCCCGGTTCTGGTTTTGTGAGCCTGTAAAATTGATTTGATTGATATTTTCATATTATTTGCTTATCGTATTAACCTTACCTTTATCGATTCTGACTTTTGCTTTCTCTTCTGAATTATTCAGTTTTAAATCTGAATGAGCGCAACCCATCAGTTCACTACCTTTGTAAATGTAAGTTGAACCGTTTATTGTCTGAAGTATATATCCTTTGTATTTCATCGTCGTAATTTTAAGAAGGTCGAACCCTTTGAGGTTATCTCATTGAGCTCGGTAAATTTTTCATTGCGTTTATTCTGTTAATTTCACTAATATCAGCTATTCTCAATGTCTTTGTGCTTTTTACATCTTTTACAGCCATTTCGATAGTTTCATAAACGTCTATATCTAAATCTGAATAATTCGAAGACGTTACAATATTTACAACCTGCTGCATGATTTTTTTTACAATTACCATATCTTCGGTTTCGGCCTCTATTTTAATCATGCCAATGATTTCTTCTCTGTTGTCTTTCAGGTCCTGAATGTTTTCTATAAATGGTTTCATCTCTTGACGGTTTTAATTGTTTGATGATGTAAATATATAAAGGATATTTAACATATAAAAATATTTTAACGTTATTTAACATATTTTAACATTTGGCCCATATTATAAATAATTCTTATCTTTGTCAGGTAACTGTTAAATAACTGTTAAAATGGCACGTAAAGGAGGCGCACCGGAAAATCTTACTCCATTTGTTAAAGGACACGACCCACGTCGTAACCTGAAAGGGGCTCCACCAATACTCCCGGAACTAAAAGAAGCACTTCACGCAATACTCTCACAGGAAGAGGACGGTAAGACGAAACTTGAAAAAGTATTAGAGATGCTTTACAAGCAAGCCGTAAAGGGAGATGTAAGAGCTATACAAGAAGTCCTCGACAGATTTTATGGCAAGATACGTCAGGAGCATGATATAAATTTTGACCCTGAGATAAATATTACGTTCATTAAAAAATGAACATAGACATAGAAACCACCGGGGTATATTTTAAAAATCACGAAGCTAATACGAGATATGTATTCAACCCCGGTGGGACACGGTCATCTAAGACGTATTCAATAAATCAGGTTATCTACACCCTGGCTGTTCAGTCAAAAGAACCATTAGTCCTATCAATCGTATCGGAAACAATGCCGCATCTGAAAAAAGGTGCGATGCGGGACTTCTTTATATTCTTAAAAAGTAATAATCTTTACTTTGAAAAGAAACACAACAAGTCTGATAACATTTATAACGTCAATAATTCAATAATTGAGTTTTTCAGCGTCGATACTCCCGACCGGGTACATGGCCCGGAACGTGACTATCTTTTTGTTAATGAGCTTCAGTATATCCAGTATGATACATTCTTTCATTTAGCACAAAGAACACGAAAACGGATATTTGCCGATTGGAACCCTGTATCAGAGTTTTGGGTTTATCCTGAATACATAGATAATAACCAATATAAGGACGACCTGACTGTTATACATTCTACTTTATACGATAACCCATTCTTGTCTGAAGATATTAAGAAAGATGTTTTAAGACGTGCCGAGAGAGATGCTAATTACAAGCGTGTATATCTCGAAGGACTTATCGGGCAACATGAAGGTGTCATTTATCCTAACTGGTCGTATGGCGAATTTGATACAAGTCTCCCTTCTGGGTACGGTCTTGACTTTGGCTTTCATCCTGACCCTGATGCGATGTGTCAGGTGGCCGTCGATGAACGTAAGAGAAAGATATATGTAAAAGAATGCCTTTATGCTAATAATCTTCAGGTATCGGAATTAAAGTCAGCTATCAGGAGTGTAGTACGTCCGCACGATCTTATCATGGCTGATTCAGCCGACCCACGACTGATAAAAGAGATATATAATTCACATTTCAATATTAAGGCAGTAAAAAAGTTTGATGGATCAGTATTGGAAGGAATAAGACTTGTACAGGACTATGATATTATTGTTGACAAGGAATCGACTAACCTTGTCAGGGAATTAAGAAATTATACATGGAATGATAAAAAGGCAGGAATACCGAATAAAGGGTTTGACCATCTGCTTGACGCCATGAGATATTATGTTCAATCGACGACGGCACGCACTAAATCATATCAGAGATGGCACACCGGATAAAAAATGTTAATAAACTCACGCTTACGGACATGATCCGTGAACCGGAAACATACGTCGGACTGGAAGAAGGACTATTACAGTTGCCCGTCCCGGATGAAATACGTATCGATAAAAAGTTATTAACAGTTCCGCAGACGCTTGATGAGTTTACCGGGAATATCT